CGGCAAATTATTTACTCTTAAATAAGGAAACTGATCATTCACTCTTTGAATCTAGTCCTGCACCTATTGCTCGCATGATGAGTCTTGATATAAGTTTCCGCGATGAATTCAATCGGCTAATAGATTTTAATCAACGTGAGTCACTTTTAGTTTTTGAAATAACTCACTTAGAGTAACAGTGATTTAAACTCGCTACACATAATCTCAGATAGTAATGTTACCTTCCTATCTGAGGTCAATTGACGAAGTCCTTGTGCCCTCTAAATCACAGGAGGCCCCATTAAATCAGATACTAGAACAAACAAGTTCGCAAAGACTCCGTTTTATGCTTGTTAGCACACATGCCCAGCAATATACCGGATATTCTAAGGTGTCCTACGGAATTCTCAAGGAGCTCTCTAAACATCCAAACCTAGAACTCTTCCACTACGGATTCCAGCGGCATCCTCAGGCTCCCTCTGATTTCCGTCCATATCCCTCCAATGTAGAAATAATAGACGCCACTGCACTTGAGCAGCCTCTGCAGCAGGGATTTGGTTACCAGGGACTCCTAGAAACAATAAGAAAAAAGAATCCCCACGTCGTCATGATTTACAATGACATGGCTATAGTTACACGTTTCTTAGAGGAAATTCGCAAGGTAGCAACACCGAGACCATTCAAGGTCTGGATTTATTGCGACCAAGTATATGAGAATCAGCATCAGGCTATGATTGATATTCTGAATCGTGATTCTGATCGCGTTTTCACCTTTACACCCTACTGGAAGAAGCAGCTCAAGGAGCAGGGAGTCACAAGGCCTATCTCAGTCCTAGGGCATGGATTTGACTCTAAGGTGTTCTTTACTGTTCCGAGAGATATTGCTCGCAAATCCTTGAAGTTACCTGAGGATGCCTTTGTTATTATGAGTCTCAATAGAAACCAGCCACGCAAGCGCTACGATATTATGATCATGGCTTTCGTGGAGCTTCTTCAGAAAAACCCTGCAAAACAAATTGTTCTTCTCTGCATTTGTGACAAGGGTGAGAAAGGAGGCTGGTGGCTCTTTGAGGTCTTTGTGCGTGAACTAAAAAAAGCAGGGCTACCAATTGAGCAGTATGGCAATCGTCTAATGGTATCATCTCAAGATATGGTATTCAAGGACGAGGATATTAATGTTTTATATAATGTCGCAGACATTGGTATCTCTACTGCCGATGGGGAGGGCTGGGGTCTCTGTACCTTTGAGCAGATGGGTGTAGGAATTCCCCAGGTGGTCCCTGATCTCGGTGGATACAAGGAATATTGCTCAAAGGAGAATTCTGGATTAGTGAAACCGAAGTTCCGCTATTATCTACCATCAATTCATAGTGCAGTTGGTGGAGAAGCGCATGTCTGTGATCCCTATGATGTCTATGTAGCAATGGACTCGTATCTGAATGATTCAGAAAAAAGAAAGACGCATGGCATCAAGGCCAAGGAGAAGGTTCTGACTTACACATGGGAGGCTGCAACCAAGGAACTTATCTCACGCCTCCAGGAGGAGCATCTTGATTTGTAAGATTTCATTCTCACTTAGAAGTTCCACCGTATTCCATTCGATTTGCTCTCCATAATGCCTAGAGCCAGCAGGAAATGCAATAAGGTGTCTGGGATTTCCTCGCAGGCTCCATGCCACTTCGGCCCAGTGATCACCTCTCCATGGCAGATAATATAAGCCAATTGGACCACGTGTGTCTTCCTCCTTAGAACTAAACCCGGTGATTTTTACACCATCAGGTCTATTTCTATATCGTATTAGTGTTCCTACGCTAAGCTCTATTTTCTCACCAGAAGTCTTTGTAAGTTCGGCAGTTATATCTTTCTGGAGCCAGAGGATATGTGTCATTAAATCTATACGTGGCATGCTAATTGCATCAATTTTATTGGTCTAAAAAAAGATTACTTTACGTATTTAGAATGCAGATTTTAATAAAGGATCATAAGGATTCCCTTGAATCCATTGAACGTGATGGGAAAATTGTCTATATGATTGGTCCTGGTATTCTAAAATCACCTGGGCACCCTGCAGGTAATCAGCAACATTATAGGCAGACCAAGATCTTTAGAGTTGCTTCTACAAGTTCACGATATTTTAACATATTTAATACTGATTATAACGGTTGCACTGAATATCTAGGAGAATATAGTATTCTTGATTATAAGATTAAGACTTCATTTGAAGGTTTTCGGTATTATGAATACAAGATGGTTCGCGTGAAGTGTAGTATGCCAGGCGTAGAGCCCGTATTTCCTCTGGCGTAAGTTCATCAGTAGCCTTCTGCCTTAGTTCATTTATCTGTCTTCCTTCAACATTGCACATCTTCAACCATTCATCTGGGTTTATTGAACGAAAGGTTCCTAAACAAATTGATATATCCTTGGGCCCTTTCGGACCTTGATGGCGAGTATAATCACAATTAGTCATTACAATATATTTTGCCCACGGTCCAGTTCTTAGACACATTGCATAAAATGTTGATAAAGAAGCCCATGTTACATAGGATTTTTTATTCTCTTGGGGTGTCTTATATTTACATTGGACTGCAAACCATTCTTGATTGTGTCTAACAATAATATCAATTCCCATATCGCGACGTTTTAAAGATAGACTTGTAAGTAAATCTTCAGGTAAATCTTCAAGTAGCCAGACATCTTGGTATCCTCTTATTTCTTTGAGATACAATACACAAAAATCTTCAAAAATATCTCCGCGAATTTTCTTATTATCTCTTGTTCGCATTTCTGTAAATGTATGAGCCGGTTGAGAATACCATCGTTGACACTCCTTAATAAATTCATCAAATAAATTGGTAGGACTGCGTAAGAATACTTTATGAAGTTCGTGTCTAAGATCCATACTAGAATCCTCTGTAAAAAGTTTAAACCTCTTCTAGAATGACGTGTCCATGTTCTAAGAGCTGGAGCGGAGGATATAGAGCAACAAGGAAAAATAAGGACTTACTAAGACGATATAAGAGGGGTGAATCTATTGGCTTCACGGCCACTGCTAGCTTGAAGGCAAAGGGTCTAATTCCTAGAACTTCCAGGAAGCTTCGCGGGAAAAAGGTAATTGGGCCAAAATACAAATAATGTAGATATGGAGGGAGGACTAACAAAAACACGACGCATAAGAGCTAAAGGAACCATGCGTCGGCGGTTAGCTGGTCATGGTGCAGTTAGAATAAATGCTGATGCAATTAGTGCAATTCTTGCACCTATGTATTCTGATCTACCAAAGACTATAGCAGCAGGTGAGCATAATCTTACATATGGCGAAGTCGAATGGCCAACCTTAAAACTCATGTTAGACTACCTTCAGAAAGAAGCTATATCTTCCGGCCGTTTCTATGACCTAGGATCTGGACGTGGACGTGCAGTTCTCTATATGAGTCTATCTGGACTCTTTGATTCCTCTGTAGGTATTGAAGTTCTTCCTGAACGTGTTGCCCTGGCTAAGCAGGCACTTCTAAAGTTAAGATCCGCAATACCAAGTGCCGGTGCAAAAATTAAGCTATATGAAGCATCCTTCTTAAATCCCGTATTTAAATATAAGGATGCTAAACTAGTTTTCTTGAGTAATATGTGCTTTGATAAGCAGACTCAGGATGCCATCTTTCAGAAACTCAGTGCCGAGATGCCCAAGGGGTCCTTAGTGTTCTGTTCTAGACTTCCAGATGCCAGCTTGCCGACATTTGAAACGGTGGGAGTTGAGCGAGTTCCCATGACATGGACGCCAACTTCAGAAATCCATATTCTACGCCACCTGTAAAGATGGATAGGATACAAGTAAAAATACCTGGACTCGCACAAGTAGTGCAGGCTCCAAAAAAGGAAAAAAAATCTGAAAGGCCTTCCGTGAAAACCAGATTTGGTTATGACGCAAGAGACTGTGTGAGAACTCTACAAGAAGTCATATCTCAATCGGGGCCATCTGCAACTGGGAAGGCCTTGCATTATAGTGCAGATTTATTATGCAGTGGGGGATTTGAAATTTGGATTCGTCTTATCTGGTCATATGTCTTTCAGCACGTGCATTTAACAAGCCTCCGGATATTTGTGTTTCTTCAGGAACGAACTAAGGCACTTGAGGATCGTGTTGGTGCACTTGATATGGAGGCCTTATATCGTGATCCTGAATTTCAGAAAAAAGCATCAGAGGTTATCCTAGTTGTTCAGACATTACCTAGGCAAGGAAAGATAACGTGGCCAAAGGTTCCAGATGACACCCATGACCCCCTTTGGATTCAATCAACCCCTGCTCCCAGGGAGTCCGAGGCTGTCAGGAAGGTATGGATTCCTCAACATGATCAATTAATCATGAAGATAGTTGGTAATCATATATTACAGGCCTGCGAAGAAGTAAATATTGAAAAGGCATTATTCTGGATAAAATGGTTTTTAGATGAAGATAAAAAAGTCAGGGCACAGGGTGCAGGCTTTAGCTTAACAACTGCACGAAGAACTGGATCTGGTTCTGTTAAAATAGATAAGGCAGAAGCTGGCTACTATATTGCGGCAGTCCTAGCCGAGGCTTACAAGGATTTAGCGAGGCGGGGATTGGTAAGAATGCATGAGGAATTCCAGAGCCTTATTGATCTCTGGAGAGGAAAACAGGCAAGGCTTTCGTCTAAGCAAAAACAGGAATGCTTGGCATTAATGGTTTTGATTATTTCTGAAGTTCCGAGATGGAAGGTGCCCGCAGCGCAACCACTAATCAAGGATGCAATTATTATGTCTCGGGCGGTAGAGCAGTCAGTTCGTTTCTTTCAGGAAGTCATTGCAAGGCCACCAGTAGCCTCAGTGGTTCCGAAAGATATTGTTGGTGCTCCGCCGAAAAAAGTTAAAGCCACGGATAAACCTACAAACGCTGAGGATCAGATGCGTCTGATGGATGAGATGGTTATGGCATTTATTCAGAGGTAGCACCTAGGAAAATTACGGTATTCTAGGTAGATGGGCATAGTCCTAGTATTTGACTTGGATCAAACAATTATTGATTCAAGTGATGATTCTCTATTTCGTATACCAGATACTCCTGATAATTTTAGAGACTTAAAATTTAAATTAAAATCAGAATCACGAGTGAATATTAATATTGTAAATATTTTAAAAAGAGCAGCTAGACTTCGTGTATCTGGTAAGGTTAGTGCAATTTGTCTTTTGACAAATAATTCGGATCCATTTTTTGTTTCTGTAGTTGATGGTCTTCTTAAAGATGAAATTGGATATAGAGATCCTGAGGGTGCTGTGGGAAGATATAGAAATTTACAATATCTGGAAAAAGACCCCGAATCTATTAAAATGCGTGATAATCAAGGGTATTTCTTTGATGTAATAATGATGCGTCATCATCCATCGAGAGTGCAAGTCCAGTCCCCCCCTAAAAGATTCGAAGATGTAAAGACAATGATGGGTTATTTAGACAAACCCGTTCATTTAAGGGATGTATATTTTTTTGATGATATATTTCATGTATTAGATGGTGAATTAATTTTTGAAGGATTTGATTCTCAGTCTATTAAAATAACTCCACCCTTTGCTCGCTTTAAACACGATTTTACTAATTATGAATCAGTTCTAAATAAATTATCTGAACTTGAAGGTCCTAGGTCTAGCGCTTCTGTCAGGCCGCGTGCTACCCCTGCTCCTCTTGCATTTACACCAGCACCCGCAGCTAAAGCATTAACTGTTAGACGAACTGTATTACCCCCTACAATAAAAGAAGTGGAAATGCCACATGGAAGAAATCGTGCAAATGCATTTAATAGCGGCGATCCTACTGTAAATCCTAATAATTTACCTCCACATCCTGCAATTTCCCGCACTCAAAAACCTCGCACTTCTCTTTTTAACACCTTCCAAATAAAACGCCCACGAAATGCATCAAACGGTGGTAAGCGCAAGTCAAGACGTAAGAGTATTATCAAGAAGAATCGGAATAAAACTAGAAATCGCCTCAGAAAGTAATCCATAGCCTTCAGATGTCAGATGCAGCCCATCATACATTATTTTCTTAGAAATCTTTTCTTCGCCATTTAGAAATATATAGTCAATATCAATGTAATACACTTCTTTTTGAAATTTCTCGGCTTTTAATAATTTGTTTACTGTAGTGTTAAATACTCGCGGTCTATCTGCATTAGATTCTCCACGGGGCAAAATGCCCATGAGAAGAATTTTGGATTTAGGTGAAAGTTCTAAGGCTATCTCAATGATATCCTTTATTTCCTCAAATGTCTGAGCCGTAGTGTAATTATGATCTGAATTGTTTGTTCCAATTAAGATTACTATTACTTCTGGCTGGAGTCTATGCATTCTTGTCATTATTAAAAAATCCAAGACATCCTTCGTTGTATATCCTGCGACTCCAAAATTTACTGGATCGTATTCTGAAAAAATTTTAAATTGTTCTTTATCCCACCACTGAAAAATAGAATCTCCAAGAAAGACTATCATCTGCTTGTAATATAATTATACTTATAAAAATTGAACTTAAACCCCCACTTAATCTAAGCATAGAATGGACACCCTTGTTCAGAAACTTACTAAGGCAAATGAGGCCTATCGCAATGGCCAGGCACTCTTAATGACCGATGATGAATATGACGCGGCTCTTGAACAGCTTGCTAAGCTCAATCCTCAGCATCCCTTTCTTAAGCAGGTCCGTGCTGCACCTTCTAGTTTAGGGCAAGGCAAGGTCATCAGAATGCCCTTCTATCTGGGATCTCTAGATAAGGCAAAGGTTGCAGACGAGCTTGAGAAATGGACAAGGAAGGCACCAAAGCCTAGCACATTCGTTATAGCTGAGAAGCTAGATGGAATCTCAGGACTCTGGAATCCTGGTGCAAAGAATCTATACTTGTCTGGAGATGATAACACGGGTGTAGATGTTTCTCCGTGGCTCCAGCATATTTCGCTGACCCCTAGGAGCCTCTCCAAGGAAATTCCACAGGATGTATGGATTCGTGGAGAACTAATTCTGCCGAGGTACCAAATTCCCCAGGGGAAGCTCGGCAGGTCAATTGTTAATGGACAATTTCATCTGAAGGCACCGAGTCTAGAGGCTGCAAAGGTCCGCTTTGTTGGATATGAGATAATTGGAATGGCTCCCGATTTATCTGTTCAACAACAGTTCTCCTGGTTAGACACATGGGGTCTCTGGACTCCGTGGTCTGTCCATATGAATGATGTATCAGATACCCCTAAGCTTACGAGCTTACTCGCAAATCGCAGATCAGATTCGCCGTATGATATGGATGGTCTTGTAATTAGACTAAATAAGCCTC